AATTTTGCGTCCGTCGGCTCCATAACCATAACCTCCGGTTGTGGTTGGCCAAGTGAGATTTCCTCTAGCTTGGTACGTAGGTCCCGAGCGGCTATGACTGAATCAAGAAAGGCCTCCCGGTATACCGTTTCATTCAAGGAATCCACAACTTCACTAGGTGTAGTTGCTTCAATCCCTGGATGTTGCGATTGCCGGTCAGCCCCTCGAGACACCACGCCATAGTGCTCACGATCTCTGTAAACCGTCCCTAACCTCTTAGCCAGAGCTATTAACTCTGAATAAGAGTCTAGGAATTCGAGCATGAGTTTTACCTCAGACTCGAAGAATAATTTACAAAGACCGTGAACCCGAGTCACCGAGGTCTTATAAAGGGAAGTTACCGATTTTAAGGGTAACCAACCTTCTAAGCCTTTGTAACCCGGCCCCCCGGGACCGTAGAACGTAACTATGTAGTTACGAAGTCGTTTCGGAAGTGAGAAGAGTCTCTTAGATGCTGAAGCTTTCGCGCGGTACCCATATCCAAGAACAGATAGCATCTGTCCAAACGATAATGAATACTTACGCGTCAGCTCCAGAAGGCCAGCTAGCGATAGCCGACCAACCACGAATTCGGCAAATGGAACCATTGAAACGTTCGTCCCGTTAAGGAACGTTCTTTTCGCAAATTCCAATGCCTTACCCGTTGTTGATATCAGGGACTTGTGAGCCCCGATACCGACATCAAGAGATTTCATTATCCCGGCGTACTCCTTGGCTACACAGTCACGCGCTATGACCACGTCGTCTCCCAAGACGGCGTAGCCCGCGTACCATGGCTCCTTGGGAGTCAGCACACCTGCCCTGAAGGCAGACCACTGAACAATCGCATGGTGGAGAAATGCTAGCATGGCCCACGAGCTGAGCGCACCCATTGGTTGACCGGTTGCATATTGAACATAGCCAAGTTCAGAGACGGTCTGTTTAGGACCGTTTCCGAATTTAATGGTTTTTGGACAATGATACTTCCGGCCTACCATCAGGCAACCCCACAGCTCTGCCCCCCAACTTGTTAAGAAGGGAGACAGTAGTACTTTTTGAAGTACGATAGGCAGACGATCAGTAGCGGCCGACAGATCAAATGAATATAAGGAGATTGGCTTAGAGAATTTCTTCTCTTCAGCCTCCTTCCAAATAAACAGATTTCTTATCGGACGCTCCTGATCGAATGTTCCATCCTGTGGTATTCGCTCCAGTAGCCCAAAGATCGCTTTATGAAGGCGATCAAAGAGCCACTGTGTCCATGGGTCCACCATAGCAAACACCCGAACCTTACCGGCTGGTTCCGGTTTGAACCCTAGCTTCCCAAGCCAATTAGTTGCTTCAAAGGGACACGAAGGTCCCCCTGAGGATAAGGGAAGAGAATCCTCCCAAACCCACAACTCTTTGGCCCAAGAAGCTATCCGATTCAGCACCCACTGGTTTCCAGTCATCTTACACCAATTTTCTAACATTGGATAAAGAGGGCTGTGTAACCATGTGTATGCCGAAGCAAGGATCTGTGCAGGTGAAGTATTCTGAGCACCGCTCGGAACATTTCCAGCCCGCACTGATGGTCCAGACTTAGAAATCAG